TTAGGTTTATAAACCTCTACATCACAATGACATTTTGGACAAGAAAGATTTGTGACCATTGTGTATTGATCTTGCAAATGCGGTAAGGAATCTTCATCAACGCTATCATCTCCACCCCATATCAACTCAGTTTTACAATGCCAACAGTTCATTTATTAAATAAAGAATTAGTTTTTTCATAAAAATATTTATACATTGCAAAAGCACAAGTTGTATAAATTAAAATAGCAAGAGAGACAGCAAAAAAAGCAAATATCATTTATTTAATTTTAAAAGGTAAAGATGGTCCTGTTGTTTTTGGTAATGCGTTATCCATCACGTTAGGTAGCATACCTTTTACATTACCCAAGATCTCGTTCATAACTCTTGCCTTGAACTGTTCTGAAGTTACATACCTGTAACCTACTACTCCTGTAGCAGTCATCGAAGCTACCATTAAAAATGAGATGATACTCAAAACATTAGCTATTTTTTGAAACATGATAAAACTTGCTGTAATTAGAGCCATGTCAGTTATGAGCATAGCTGTTCTATTGCTAATTATAGGTTTATCGCCTTTGTATGTCACTATGAGCCTTATGACAAGACAGATGCAACATAAAACTAACTAGGACCAAGCCACACCTGTTGTCTGTACTGGAGTGTTAATTAAATCAATTTCATCCTTAAGACTTGCTTCAATGGCAGTTACCTGATCCGTTCCAATACTATCTTTTACCCAAGTAATCATTGTTGCTTGATCTGGTGTTTTAGCAGAAGTATCAAAAGCAATAAAGTCTGAAGGTAATGATTCTGGCTTTGTAAATACAACCTCTCCTGTACGTCTTGCTTTTTCCTCTGAACCGTCCATTCCTTTTACACGATAGACAACATTAGTATAGTAGCCATCAGAAACGTCACGTTTAGAACAAGTGCCGTTTATCTCCCATATGTAAGTAATTGCCATAATTTTAAAATACTTTATTACATATTACTCTGAAACTTGTTCTTCATCAGGTTTTAATATATCTTCAACAGCAGCAATGCCACCTTTTAACTCAAATATTCTTTGCTTACAATTTTCTACCACCTGGTTAGCTTTATTGTAATTATCTACTATCTGTTGTAATTCAGAATTAAGTGCTTCTAGCTTCTGCTGTGGGTCGATTGACATAAAAAATAAATAATTATATGTATATTAGCTCAGATGTGTAGTTACGGCTTTGGGTATTTAGCTTTTACTGCTGCAACATGATCCTTCCATGTTGTCGTACCGTTTACACTATCCCAGTACTGCATATCTAATTGTTCATATAAACTCGCATATTCTTCAGATCTTTTTCTTGAATATTCTAAACTTGCATACTCAGCATCTATAGCTGCTCTTGCTTCATCTATTTTTGTTTGATCTAATTCAACAGCGTTTCCATTACTATCAAACGCTCCTGTACCATCTTTTATAAAAACGACAATGCCTTTGTATGCTTTTAAAATAGCGTCATGGTCTAACTTCATGCTGATACCTCCAATAATGTCATAACACTCTTTGCGTCATGGTTTACTCTTAAAAAAGCATTGTTAGCAGTTCTATCGACTCTAAATTGAACCTTGTAAGTTGTTGCTGATGTAGTTGAAGGTGAATCCAATCTAGTAATTGTATAATTGCTTTCTGATACAACTCTACTTTGACCTGTAGTTCCAGCTTCTTGATGTACGCAACTTGTCATTGTTGCTATTCCTGAACCACTCCTAACTAACTTAAAATCACCTCCTACTTCTGTCGATTCTCTAAATAATTGCCATTGCATCGTAGCTATTACTAAAATTTTACTTGACGTAGAGGAGGGTGTAATTGTGGCTTCAAGTCCACTATCTTGAAAATTGTTATCTGTGTTTGTTGCTGAACCAGATGTTATTGCATTGATAACTTGTAAAATCTTACCTCCAGTAAAAGCAGATCCATTAACTTTTAACGTACCAGTAACATTAACTCCGTCTGTAAGTGTCTCAAATTTTTTATTCCCATCGTGATGTAATTCTACAGCACCATTAGCAATACAATGAATATAATCTTCACCGCCATCTTTTCTTTCTAATTTTAGATTACCGTCAGATTGAATAAAAAAATCACCTGTGTCGTTATTAATAATGCTGTTTGTTCCATCGTGAACAATTACTAAATCTCCACCATCTCCAAATTTAGCGTTTCTATTATCATTTAGTTGCAGATCCCCAGTAGGAACATTACAATTCCCGTTAATTTGAACACCTGTTGATATTGTTTGTAGCTTGTTACCATTATCGAAATATAATTCTACTGCTCCATCGCCAAAAATTTTTAATCCTACATCTGTATTTTTTGGCCTAAAAATAAAGTTTTTAAGTCCATTACTATCAAATCTATTGTCCGTTCCATCGTGATAAATTTGTAGGTCATCACCAGTTCCAAATTTAGCTTTTATATTGTCATTCATGCTGATGTTGTTACCAGCATTTATTCCTGATGTCGTTGTAAGTGTACCTGTTAAAGTACAACCATTAGAATCTGTCTCAAAACGCTTTGTGTTATCGTGATATAGCTCTACTGCTCCATCTTCAATACACTTAACGTGCATTTCTGCATCATGCGTTTCAAGTTGTAAATTATTAGCGGCACGAATCCTTAAATTTCCACCAACATTATAAATATTGCTGTCTGTAGAGTCATGGAAAAGTTGCATATCTCCACCAGTAGCATTTCCAAGTCTAATTTCATCACTATCAGCCATTACAATATTATTATTATTACTTTGCAAGTCACCGCCTAGCTGTGGTGATGTATCATCTACTAAATCTACGTTTGCAAGTTTTGTTCTTGCTATTGCAGCACTCGAACCAATATCTGCATTTGTAATAGTACCGTCTTTAATACCTTCAGTAGTAACTTGTGTTAGTGTCATTTACTTTGCCTCCAATGCTTCAATTCTACCTATAGCTTCCTGTAATGCAGCTACAAGTAAAGGTACAAGTTTACTTTGATCTATTCCTTGATATACAGGATTGTTATCAGCGTCAACCTCATCTTTTGTACCTGTTACGGCCTCTGGTACTGCTGTTACTTCATGTGCTAAAAATCCGTCAACAATTTTAGAATCACCTATAAAGTTGAATTTAGAAGGTTTTAATGTTTTTAATCTTGTAATACCATCAGATATTGCAGTTATATTTTCTTTAAGTCTGTAATCTGAACTTGTACTATATGTAGTACCTGATGTTGTAGCATCAATAAAACCTCTTCTTGTACCGCCAGAATCTTGGAAGTTTATATATGATGCCGCACTACCACCTGTGTTTCTGCTATGTCTCATTATCATCATTGCTACATCATCTGTAGAACCATGACGTAGAAAAACAGTTCCAGTACTACCTGTACTGTCTACACGCAATTTTTCACTATTTGCGGGTACATCTACACCGATACATAAAGAGCCTCCACTTGTGATACGCATACGTTCTGTATTAGTAGTAGAAGCACCACTTGTTGTAAATCTTATATCATCACTACCACTACCTCCACTTAAAACTATTCTTCCACCTTTAAAAGTGCTTCCGCCTACAAGTGTGAGAGAACCGTTAGATATACCAGCTTCTACAGAAGCATTACCTCCAAAAAATAAATCTCCATTTACATGAAGTTTGGCACTAAGAGAAGTTGTACCTATACCTACGTTGCCTGACGAATCTATAAACATTTTGTTAGATCCATCAACTTCAAAACTAATCGAGCTATTAGCATGAGCATTATCGTTATCTGCACCTAAAAGTAACCCACCTCCGTTTGCATTTAATCTTGCTCTAGCGTTACTTGAATTTGAATCAGTTAAAAATATTTCTGGTAGGTTATTTGTTACATTTACAGTTGATGTGAAAGTCGGATCTATCTTTGATCCTGCTATAGCTGCACTTGCGTTTATATCAGCATTTACAATCGCTCCATCAACTATTTTTGCACTTGTAACCGTGTTATCACTTGGCTCTCCTATACCACCTGATTCCTGAAAAATAATAAAATCAGGAGCAGCAGGGAGATTTGTTGCAGTTTTAAATCTAGATCCATCAATTATAAATCCTGTAATACCACTTGTTGATGTACCTGCATTAGGTTTTTGAATAACACCAGAAACACTTACTAATAATGTATTAGCTGCTGACGGACTTATTGCAGTTGTAGTTCCAGCCGTAACAAGAGTAAAGTCGTTACCAGGAAAACTAGCTGCTCCATTATTTGCTGCATTCCGTAACTCTAAATATTTAAAATTAGGGCCACCTCCTCCACCAGAAACTTTTGCTACCGTTCCATCATCTTTCTTAAAAAATAATTCAGCCGTATCAGTCCTAAGACCTGGTTCTCCTATAGCAAGATCGCTTGCACTTGGATCGCTACCACTAGCTCTTTTAAACTTAATTGTGTTAGCCATTGGCTTTTACCTCCTATGACTTAGTAAGTTCCACCATCAATATTGAAACTAGATGCACTTTCATCTTCCAAAAATGTTACCAGATCAGATAATGCAACCTGTTTCATCGTTCCAGCGTCATTAACTATTAATCTATCTGCTGCTGCGAGTGTTGTTGAGGTAGCTGAAGTTGCACCATCTAATAAATTTAATTCTGCGGTAGTTGAAGTGATTCCATCTAATACATTTAATTCAGTGACAGTAGATGTCAGACTTGTAAGTTTAGTAACAGGTAAAGTTCCTGTTATGGAACTTGCAGCTAAATCAATAGCAATTTCAGTAGATTCAATTACAAGTCCACCATTTGCTTTCAAGTCAACAGATAAAGTATTTCCAGACTTATCTAAACCGTCACCTGCTGTCACCTGACCTGCACCAGAAAACTGTGCAAAAGTAAGATCATTCGTTCCAACAACCGCAGACCCTTTATTACTGGTACAGACGAAACCATTATCCGCATTAACAGTTCCCTGTTCTACGAAGGTGAACATCCCTGCTGCATCTGCACCAGCAGCTAAATCACTTGACCTGGCTGGTGACGATCCAACAATATAAATACCATTTTGACTAGGTGTAGATTGGTCTTTGACTAAAACTCTATCGTTATCGGCAAGGGTAACACCGTCTATAGTATCTCCATTATTAAGAGCAGTAGATATTGTAATATTTCCAGTTGTTGCTACTTTTACAGAATCTTTAACATCTAATCCTTGAGAAGTGGCTTCAACAAAACCTTTAGTTGCAGCATCCTGTGTATTAACAGGGTCAGCTAAATTAGTAATTGTCTGACTGTTTAGCGAAACTGAAGCTGTTGGTGCAGTCAGTTGATCTAATCTATTTGTTCTTACACCTGTATCAAAATCTGAAATTTTTGTATGAGCTAATGAAGGAATATCATCTGAAACTAAAGCTCTAAATGTTGGTGCTGCATCACTTCCAGAAGTCGGTCCACCTAAAACTTTATTTGCATTTTGTACTGTATCTTTATCAAAAAATGCTCCTTTTCCGCCAATTTTCTCAATCGTTGTAGCAGAACCTCCTGCCCCACCTGTGCCTTTACCAATAAAGATAATATCAGAGCCTTCTGCATGAGCTAACTCAGCATTTGCAAGGCTTGTTGGTGCTGAAGATCCTGTTGATCTTTTTATGCGTACTGTGTTAGCCATTTTTAGAAGTTTCCTCCGTCAACGAGTGTAAGTTTGGTGGTTGTGTTATCTGCTTTTATGGTATCAGAAGCAGCGTGATAGTACAGAACTGCATCGTCAACCTTGCCAGATATATCAAAATTGACACCAGATATTGCTGGACCTTGTGGCCCTTGAGTTGTAACAGTCACAACTCTTGTTTCACCATTAACAGTGACAGTATTTTTTGTCGTTGTAACGTTTACAGAAGTCATGGAGATGTGTAGCCCTCACTCATAAATATTGTACCTTCTAAATAATATTCTCGACTGCCACTACCATCAATTAATAACACATCGTATTTTAATATTTGAGGAGTAAATGTTGCTGTCTGTGTATCTGTCAAAGTTATACTTACCGATCCATTAACTCTACTTGTGTACGTAACAGCAAAATCCGCAAATTTTGTAGTGCGTGTTTCTTCCCAAACCTGTGCAGCAACAGTAAATCCTGTAAGATTTATTGCATTATTATTACCATCCTTAAAAAGCAAAGGAATAGTATGGTCTGACCTCCTTTGAAGAGTAAAGTTATAAGTACCTGGTTCTATTGCCATTTTAAATATATGGTGATGTTCCTAGAATACTGCTATCCCATTGTTTTTTCAAATCATCTATGTTTGTTGCACTTGTAATACCAGAAGCATTAGGAGCATCTCTTAAAGCTTGTTTTTTAGCAATAATTTCAGTTGTATCAGCAGAAGTTTCTGAAGCACGTTGATAATCAATATCTAATTTCAACAATAATGGTTCTCTTGCTGATCTAATATTTGCTTTATGAATATCTCTTGCAATATTCATATTATAAGAAAGTTTATTATTCATAATGATGCCCAGTAAGCCTCATCACCAATACCAGTACCATCAGGTGATGAAAAATCAGCTTGCCATGCACTTCTGAAATTGCCATCAGGAAGTTCAGTAGCTTCCACAATAATATATGGTTTACCTGCTGGCACATCTTTTTTGCATACGTCTTCAAAAGGTATTTCGCCTGATGGAATTAAGACACTAACTCCTCCTGTGTCATTTGGATAAAGAATACGTCTAGTCTCTGCCATAATTGTTTTATTTTATTTTAAGCAAAACATACAACATTAACACTATTTTTATCAAGAACATGACTTGAATTTTGTGCTGAACAAATTCTTATTCTTACACTACCTGTATCTGCTCCCGTGGTATTTTCTAAATAAAGAGTGCAGTGATTATTAAATGTAAATCTATCAAGATCAATCATACCCGCTGTTGTAGCACCAGAGGGTAAAGAAGTTGAAAAATTAATTGTAAAATTACCTTCACTATTATCGGTTATAGAACTGACATTAAAACTACGTCTAATACTTGTAAAATTATCAGTCGCACTCCCTCCTCTAAAACTATCAAAGTTTACACTCATTCTAACTAATCTACCTGCTGAAGTTTCAGAACCATTTAAATTTTGAAAAACAGGAGTAGAACTATTATTACTTCGATACTGACTTGCTTTAGTCGTAGTTGTGTTTGCATTTGTGGTCGTAAGAGTGGCAATACTGGAAATATTTGTACTACCATCTCCGTTTATATTTCCATTTGCACTGATATTTCCTGACACAGTTAATGATCCAAGAGTCCCAAGAGATGTAAGACTAGAGCTTGTGACTCCACTTGCTAGTGTGTTCCCCGATAAGTCACCAGCCGAACCAGAAAAGCCAGCAGAAAGCGATACAAATGATAAAACACCGCTACCATCAGTTTGCAAAACCTGACCACTATTACCATCGTTTGTTGGCAAAGTAAGTGTAAAGTTTGAAGATATAGTGCTAGGTGCTTTTATTGCTGCATAATGTGAACTATTTGCATCACCAAATCTAATTTCGTTTTGTAAATTTAATGTTATTCCGTTTTGGTCAAGAAATAATTGTTCTATACCAGAAGCAGCTACACCTATTTGGTTCGAGGCTTTCTTAAATAATCCTGTTGTTGTATCACCAAAATGTATAGAAGGAGCACCTGCATTTTGACTTGCCAGACCTAAAACCCCTGTCATAGTACCACCTGCCCTAGGTAATAAACCTAGGTTTGCAGTATTGACAGGACCGATAGTAGTGAAACCAGTATTACCAGAATTTCTAATCTTTAAATTGTTATTATCTGCGGTATCAACATAAGGCATAAATGCTTCTGTGTTAGAAGGATCAGTACCACCACTATTTAATGTTTTTATTGCACTAAATACAGCATTTAAGTCACTACGGACAGAAGCTCCCGATGCGTTTGCAATATTATAGTCTGAAACTTGAGCCATAAATTAAAAACTAACCACCTTTACCATATCCTACAGCCGAAAAAGTAAAAGATCTATCTACAAAACTAGAACCGTTTTTAATACTGACAGTAAATCCTGTACCTGACAAGTTTGTGATAGTAAAGAAATCGCCTGACTGAGCGTTTTGTATAGTAATTCCAACAGAAGGAAGAAAAGCATTTGCACCTCCCAATGAAGAAGTACCCACAAAAAATGGTGTTCCAAAAGTAATTGTCTTAGCTGAAGTTCCTGATTGTTGTGGTGCGGTGGACGTTCCACTACCTGTCTGATAATTTTGTTCTGTTCTTGATTGAAACTCCGCTGAATATCCTGCCTGTTGTACATTCATATTTTGTGCAGTATTTGTTGTTTCAAGAATTAATTTAAATTTAAATCTGTGACCTTTAAATGTACCATTTGCAAAATTATTAAATGCACCGAAACTACCTGATGCTGATTGAGATGTTGCTACTTGAATCTGACAGTTTGCCTCGTCTGCTGCTGCACCATCAAAATTATTATCTAAAGCAGCATAATCATCCCAAAGTATTCCTGGTGGACCAGGTATTAAGGTTTCAATATCCTGTCCTATATTAAATCCAATAGATCTTATAACTCGTTTTAAATCAAGAGAAAATACAGCACCTAAATTTAAAATATCTTTAAAAGCATATTCTCCAGTAGCATTTGTAGCAGGGTTAGTTAACTGTAAAGCACTCGTAGAATTATTAAATGTTGTATTAGTTTTTGTTCCTTGAAAAGCTGGACTATCCAAATCTTCTCTATCCTGCAATATAACCTGAGTATCAATAAGATCAGGAAGATCCATAATAATACTTGTTTCTCCTACACAAAACCGTCCTCCGTCATCTTGAAACTTAAGAATATACTCTCCTTCTAAGCTAGGTACTGTTGCATCAGTAGTATTACCAGCTAAAGCAGTAATTAGATCAACAGAGTTTTGAAATGTACCACTACCATCTGTCAAATTACTGTGTCTTACATATACTCTTCCTCCATGTATAACATCGGGATCAGTAGACCTGTTCCACCTTAATCTGACTAATTTATTAGTTATTGGTTCAATAGATAAATTTTGTACATCACTCGGCTTGGCTGTTTTACCGACTGCATTAAAAGTTAAATCAGTTGATGTGGCTGATAATTTTAAAGCAGCATTGTAAGAAAACACTCTAAACTCATACGTTCCAGCTTGAGTATTTAATAGTTCAAAATCGGGTCTAAATACTATTTCATTGACCCAGTTTGTATTATTAAATCTATATTGAACAAGATATTGATTCACTCCTGTAACAGAAACCCAAGAAACTATTAATTTTGTTACGGCTAAAGCATTTATAATTACAGTTCTTTCAGCAGCTTGTAAGTTAGAAGGTGGATTTCTAGGTTCATTAAGTAATGAAATATTTCTTGCAGGTAAACTTATACCTTGTTCAATATTTGCATACTTACCATCAATATAAGTAAGTGCTGTTATAGCAAAATTTATACCATCTTGTTCTTCTACCGTTATAACTCTATAAGTTTGAGCCTCTAAAGTTGAACTTTGAATAAGCCAAATACTATTTACATTTGGTGTTTGTGATAAAGCAGAACTTAAATTTATAACATTAGAAGAAATACTACTTATATCTTTTGTTTGAACAGATCCATCAGGTAATATCACACTACATTTCTTATTCGTACCTGTAAATGTACTAAGATCTTTAACATTATCTACTGTTATAGCAGTGGTTGTAGCAGATTTTATTCGTCCACTTCTACGTTCTCCACCTCTCACTGGATCGTTGATAGAAATAACAGATCCAGGTCTGACTATAGCTCCAGCATCTATTGATGTGGTAAAAGTTACCACTTCAGTTTCCTGTTGCTCACTAAATAGTATTGCTTTACCTAATCTTTGAGCCTGACCACGGGAAGTACAAGCAAATGCTTTTACATCTTTCTTAATTATTCCCAGCTTATTTTGAGCAGACGTATCTTCTACAACCTCATAATCTATTTCTCTACTATCCATATTGAAATAACTGACATTTATTACTGTGTGTCTTTGTTTTAGACTGCTACCTGAGTAACTGAACCCACCTTCACCTACATTCGCCAAGCTGAACAGATAACTTGGATCTGTAGGTCTATCCTGTGAGATAGTGACAGAACCTTCAGACCAGATAGGAAAACATCTCATCACTCCTGCAAGTTCATTTATCAAAGTAAACGCTTCTGTTGATCCCTGTATATTTACATTGCAACTAAATCTAGCCTCCTGTCCTCCAAAACCATCATCTACTAACTCATTAGCATATTTACTGGCAGCAATAAAACTAAATAAATCTAAATTGCTGTCTGTGATATGCGTTCCAAATCCGTACCTTTCAGTAGTAAGAAGATCAAGCAGTATTAAAGAAGGACAAGAGCACCATTGAGCAGCACCCATTGTTCCATTAAAAATATAACCACTTGGATAAATAATTCTTCCTGTCTGTAAATCTACAGAAGGAGTACCAGACCCTCCTGCCCCTGCACCTGGTATTCTTACCTTTACACCACGAATACGAAAAGCTCTTTTTGGTATAGAGCTAAACTGTTCAGAATCTATCCTTAAATTTGTATAGGCACTGTTTAAATATCTTTGTTTATCGTCAACAATTTCACTGATACTTGTCCATGTAAAAGCATCAACAAGATTTGATGATGTGCTATCTGCGGTGACTCTTACAACTCTAATATCAACAGGAAAAGAACCTGTAAAGGAAACACGATATTCTTTTTGATACGCATCAGCAGTTCTACCTGTGATAGTGTCATTGATTACGTCTGTAAAACCACCGCTATTGTATTGAACTTGTATTTTTAGGTTGACAGAAGAACCTAATAAATCACCCTCATCTGTAGCTTTTTGTAGCTGCGGAAATGTAATGGTAACTTTCGCAGCATCAACGGCAGTATTTGTTATCTGACGAGTTACAGGAGAAGAATTTGTAACTGTAACTCCTACAGCAGTTGTTGATTGACTACCTTCTATACCTGGAACATGTGTTTGGTTTGACGTTCCAAAACGAGGTGTAAATCCTACATTTTGAAAATTAAAATCTGCTGTTTGTGGATTTGTATTACTGGCACTTGCATTGAGAATAGGAGTATCATTTAAAAATATGTCTTTTAATGCTGCATTGTTATAGGCTGTAGTTCCTTTAGAAAGTCCTGCTTTTGAAGGAGTAGCAAAACCCTCTATCTCTCCTTCAGAAATAAGATCCTGTATTGATGCAAACTGTCTGCTATTTAATGTATCTGGTGCCCTGGTAGGAG